AAACTGAAAAAGATAAGTATGGATATCATTGTTACCGATTTGAACAAGCTGGTGATATAAGGACAGGAACAGACGCAAACTTTGTAGCTGAGGCTATACTTGACAGGGCTAAAATGGAAGCACACGGCGGGCGGCTGGTAATCTTCCACGACCCAAGGGTTGAGTTATATGATAAGGTAGCTGTCCATGATACTAGGGGAACATAATGGCTGTATCTATTTTTAGAGCCAATACACCAGGCTGGATAGGGGCACAGCACGCAATCTATGCAACTGCCCATGACGCCAATACTGGCACTGTTGCTGAGGCTGGTGCTCAAGTTATTAGGAATAACTTTGAAGACTCTGATAGTACATATAGAGTGGGCAGGGGCTTTGTAAACTTTACCACCAGCGGTTTAGGTACTATATCAGCAGCGAGGTTTTTCTTTCGTAGCAACGGGAGGAATGAGGATAATACTGGGCAGTCCCGTCTTTACTTGGTGAGGGGGATACAAGGTGTTCCCCTAGTTGACACAGACTTTGGCGACCATTTGGGTTACACTGCCTCTGGTGGCTCAATAGTATTTGCGGATATGGGTCAGTACCCTACTGCTGCTGGACAAAATACTATTACCTTAAATTCAACTGGCAGGGGGTGGATATCTGCAACAACGAAGTTCTGTCTCAGGGTATCTGGGGACATAAACAACTCTGCCCCTACTGATACAGGTAGTGATGTACAGAACCACGTTCTACTTGATTGGGGAGGGGGATGGGTTGGTGTTGTTACCGATGCGGCTACGAATGTAGCTGGTCGCACAGCCACACTGAATGGGACATCTATTGGTAGTAAGTGGTCACCACCATTATTAGAAATTACACATGATGGCAGTAATCCAACTTACCCACGTTGTAGATTCCAGTATGGCACAACCACAGCCTATGGCACCAATACGGATTGGCAGTCGGGGGTAGCTGTATTTGAAGCATTTACAGCCAACATAACTGGCTTGGAATTAGAGACAACCTATCATTTCAGAGCAGTGTTGGAAGATACAGACGGAACTGAGAATGGTGACGATGCAACCTTTACTACAATTATAGACGACAGGGTAACGGGGATAGTAATCAGGGAAGGGCCTGGTTACTACACAGACGAGCTTCATCTTGGTGGGCTTTCAACTTCTTGGAGATTGGTTGACATACAGAAACAACCAACCCCTGCTGTTCCAAGCGAATATGCCGAACCAACGGCTGGCCCGCAGGTATGGAGTGGTCCCTTCTGGTATCAGCCCGACCTCAATCTTATCCCGTATGCAGACAGAGCAAGGGCAGAGGCAGAGGGTGGATACTGGTTCTGGATAATTGATGGACAGGTTACAAGAACCCCACCTTGGGAGGCTCAATGAGAGAAGATACAGGAAGACCAGATATAAGTTTCAAGCCAGTCTTTGTAGACGCATCATCAAGGGAATACTTTATATCTTTACCAAAGGCAAAACAAATTATAGAGGCAGGTGCAGTGGAAATTGAAAGGCTTTTAAGAGAACTAATGGCGATACAGAAGCAGATGGAAGAATTACTAAAGGCTATTCTTGTTGTTGAGGCTTCTGGACAAAATTTAAGTGGAGATAAGGAGGACTACTAATGGGAATGGTATTAGAGGGTAGAAGCGGAATACCAATCGAGGGCAACGCAAGGGGGCAACTTTCGACCCACGCTACTGCCGTGTCTGAAGAACACGAAGCAAATCTGGCGAGCGATGGATATGTCTTGCCTATAAATGGCATTGATGTAAATGGAGCAGAGCATATCGTTGTTATAAAGAACGGGGATGACAGAGACCTTATCATTACAGCGATTACACTGTCTGGCTCTGAGACTGGACGCTGGGTTCACGTATATCTAAACGAGTCATTCACCTATGCTGCTGGTGGGACTCCGGTAGTGCCTACGAATGTGAAGTCAGGAATAGTTGGTGGGGCAGAGGGAGAGTTCTATACCTTAGATGCTGCTGGTACTGACATCACTACGTTTACAGGTACGTCTACCATCGCTGGTATCTATACGTTTCAGACGACCCCACTCACATACAGGACTGACAGCGGCTGGGTTGTTCCGAAGGGTCAGGTGTGGTCACTTTACAATGTGAGTAATAATATTGTCTATAATGGTCACATTTCATTCTACTACCACCACGGTTAGGAGTAGTTAATGGCAACACCAACGGTACTGTACAGCGAGGGTAAACCATTACACACTACGGAATGTACTATTTTGCCTGGGAAGGAGCTTGTTCTCTGTGTCACCACACCAGAGAAAGCACGTAGTGTCTTTAATAACGTGGCACTTACCACAAATGGAACGTATGTTAAGATAGCTACGCCCTTTGGCGATAGCACAATTGAAGTAACAGACCTCATCATATCGGGAGACGAGAAGGCTGGCGGTAGTGTCGTAGTGAGGTTTAATGACGGAACCAACACTGCGTTGGTGCATACTATATATGTAGCTTCAAGGGCAGCTACAGTTCCGATGCACTTTGTTGGAAAGGTTGAGGGCTGGAAGGCGGCTTATTTAGAGACTGCCGTTGTTGGAGACAGCTTTGCCGCAAATGTAACTGCCGTCTATATTAAAAAGGCAGTAACTGGCAAGACATACGCCAAGTGGAATGCGGAGAGATAAATGGGATACTGTCCATATTTTAATCAGGAATGTTATGGGAGTACAAACTGCTCATGTTGGGATGACTTTGGGTGTTCTGTAAGATGCAGACCAGGTATCCCTGCTGTCCGTTCTGGAACAAATGTCTATATCCTTCATATACAATACGGCGATCCCAAAGGGCGCACAGAAGAAGTGGTTGTTTACGCCGATGCGACAACTGGGGCTATCGGAGAATCTGATGATATTACGGAATTCACAATCTACATACCATAAAGGGGAAGCACCCCCTAGTGCATACTGGGATAATGTCCGCCTTCTATTAGAGACTGCTGAGGAGGAATTCATTGAAGCACAGGATTATTTGGAGAAGGCGTTAGATAATATAGAAGAAGTGAGGGAACAGTTATGATAAAACATAGCAACTGGTATTGGATTAGGGAATTCACTGGTGACGGCATAATGTGGCTGATGATTATCTGGAGTTCTATGCTATTTGGTGGCATAGCGACTATCGGGTATGCCAAGTTTGTTGAACCAAATATGTGGATACTATATACGGAGATAGCCATACTCGTATTGTTCGCCTTTGTTGCTGTGGATAGGCTCATTGATGATGGTATACGATATGACCAAGAAAGGAGACTAAAATGACTGAGGACAATGGATATCGCAAAGTAACCAAGAGAATGATTGTGTTGGGGCTGGGTAGTCTAGCTGGCGTTACAGCGACCTTTATGGTTGTCTGGGGTGGTCTCAATGGTGTTACAGAACTTTGGACATCTGGTGCTGCTATGATTAGTGTTGTTTTGGGTGGTGTCATAGGGCATTATCTAACTGATTAGAAAGGCGGTTTATTATGGAAGAAGATGAGAAGAATAATGTTGGCAGACCACCAAGATATTTGACTATAAAGAAGTTTGAGAAATTCCTCACCAATGACTTTCACGGATTAAAGCTGCAAGTCAAAACTAATACAAGGCTCCTTTGGATTATCATAGGTTGCTTCATTGCCGCAAGTTTAATAGACCGCTTCGCTTAATATAACAATTTAATATTATATAATTTACCCCTCTCTGTAAAAGGAGAGGGGGATTTATTTTTGTTTAATTGCAAAAGATTTATTTCCCGTAGGCGTGGAGGGGGGTTGACAGCCTTATAAATAAGTAGTAAATTGGTAGCATAAAGGAGGGGTGATGAAGAAGTACAAGTTTAAAGTAGGCGACAAAGTAAGAATAAAATCTGGTGTGGATTTGGAGAGGATTACGATTGGGGGCGAGGAGAACATCAAGGAACTTATGAGCTCAGAATTAACCATTGATGATGCAACACCAGGGCAGGAGAAGTGGAGAGATAAGGGGGTAGATGGTACTCCGACATACTCTATAGATGGGTGGAGAATACCAGAGAGTTTTCTAATAAAAAGCTAGAATATAAAGGAGGGAGAAGTGAAAATTAAACTGGATTGGGAACAGTGGAAAAGGCTGAAGGAGCTATTGAAAGTAGCAGAGATGATAGAGTGGAAATCAACCACTGGCTCTGCTAGATTAGATGACCAAAGCACACAGATTGATATTCACGAAGTCATAACAATTACTATCCCCGATTAAGGGCATAAAGGAGGAACTTGCTGGTGTCCTTAGAAACTATCGGCAAGGAGGGCGAAACAGAGCCGAGCCAGCAAGGAATATGGTAGCAAGATGGAATACTTAAGATTATCAGCAGATGGTTTAACTATTTATACTGAGTGGTTATTAAAAAATGGGGAACATATCAAGGTAGACTTAGACAGAGAGGATTACTTTGAGTATATTGAGAAGTTAAGGGCAGACGATAAGCAAGTTGAGCCATTGGTGAAAGAATGAAAAGAAAACTAACAAACTTTGAATTAGAAACCATCATCAATTTTAATGAGGGTGAAGATACAGCGCATATCTTCACATACAACAAGACTTGGCAGAAACACCTTGAAAAGAAACTGGGGCTTAAACCGATTATGGACAATGGTGCTGGCGGTAGGGAATATGAAATATCAAAGAAAAGAATCAAACCACCAAGGGCTAAAAAGAAACTAACAATCAAGGCAAAGAGAGAATTGGTAAAGCGATTGGCAGTAGCACGCCAGAACACCGCTGAGAGTGGCAGAAACCCCAGAATTGTGGGGGTTGCAAAGGATAATAGTTAATACATAGAGGTTGGTATTAGATGAAGAAATACGAGAAATGTCAGATGGTGGGTTGTAAGGAAACGGCCCGATGTGGATTATACAGAAGGGTATATCTGGAAAAGAAGATATGGGTTGAAGTCTGTTATGGGCACGAGAAGGAAATAGGAGATGAAAATGTTAAAGCGGATAAATCCTGAAGAATTAGATAAGGCGTTTGATGGTGATTTTGGGAAAGTTCCCTTTGACCACTACCCAACACCAGAGGACATACATCTCGTAAGACTAGGCCTAGTCGCCCAAGCCCAACTTGATGCTGTTAAGAAAGAACTATTGGACAAACTAGAACCACTAGAACACCCTGAGACAGGTAAAATAATCGGAGCTAGTCTTATTTTAACTAAAGAAGAATACCAGCAACTCAGAGAGAACAAATGAAGTATATCTTATCAATAGGCAAAACACTACTGATACTAATATTGTCTGCTGATTTACTTTACTTATATTACAGTGGTTTCTGGTATGACCCAAACCCCATTATTGAATTAACTGAGGTTGCAATACTTTGGATTATAGCTACCAGCTCGGCTGGCGCAACTTTAATAACATTCGCAAGGGGGGTGAATGATGGTTAATTGGCTTTGTATTCATGGAGGGATAGCCCTTTTCAGTTTTGGTATTAGCCTTGCATTTATATCAGGCGACTTTGAATTATGGGGTTGCCCCTGGAGCGTCGCTGTCCTTTGTATGTTTGGAACACTTGCATTGATGCTTAGTGGAATTCTACTACTCATTTATGGTATTGATAGGAAATTAAAATGAAACACGAATCAGTATTTGACACAGTAAAGATATTGATGAGGGATGAGCGTTTAACCTATGAAGAGGCGATAAAAGAAGTTGAAAAGAAACTAAGAGTTCCACTACCTATAGAATTAAAGGATAGGATAAGGGAGGAGATAAAATGAGAGTAGATGTATGGTTTCAAAGAAGTAGCCAGCCAGTAAGGTTTGATAATGTTTATGCGACTTATCAAAAGGGCGACTTATTCTGCGTGGGTTACGAAGATGAACTCGGCACTCATATAAAAAAATATCCAGTAACCCACCTATTCTGTGTACACGAAGAAGAGTTCCCGTCTAGTCAACCTAAGCCACCCACGCCAACAGTAGAGGGGGAATAATGTTAGTCATTAAATTCGTTGGTAAAGCCCGCCAGCTATATATCCTACAAAGATTTCTTAAAAGGAATGGGCATCTGAAACTATCTGATATAAGGAGGGTAGAATGTTAATACTGTGGGTTATATTAGGGATTATTGCTTGGTATGGGATTGGCCTGATAGGTAGTGCTATTGGGCTGGGCAGTATAGATGAGTATTTAATCAAAGAATTCGGTAGTGGATACAGGGAGGGCGGCAAAAAGATGGGCTTTTTAATGGCCCTACTTGGCATTTCTAATTTGGCAGGTGCCATTATTGCTAGTAAAATGGGAAAACTTCCGCTTAAAATTAAATGGTATTGGATTAGATGAATAGGCATTTAAGATTGGGGGATTTGAAATGACAGAACAGGAAGCTAGGGAATTAGGGGAAGCACATTGGAAATATCTTGAAGAGCGGGAACATAAGGCTTTTATAGATGCTTGGATGCACTCGTGGAAGCACACTCAGGAGGAGAAAGATGCCCAAAATTAAAACAGGTTACAGCAAGAATTTCGTAGCACACGGTCCGTGCAGGATTATATCAACAAGGGGCAAATATTTAATTCAGGCAATGGATAAAATTACACGCTTTGATGGCGGTGGATACTATACCTTTGGCAATTTAATGCTTGTCAATAAAGATGAAGTAAGTAATATCAAGGAGGAGGAGATATAATGGAAAAAATCATAATCATAGACTCGTTTTGGACTGATGAGCATGATAACACTTGGGTTATGGACAAGGAGGGTAAGGAACATAAGATAGGTGAAAAGCGGAAGCCCGAAATACACGAACTTGTTCGGAATAGTGTAGGATTGGCGGTCAGGTTCACCTATGCAACATTCAACCAATGGGAGTATATCGCCAATGTAGAGCTTGTTAAAGACCAGATTGACCAAACTAAGGGGTCGGTGGATACATCGGCTATGGAGAAATCGGCTAAGGAAGGGAAGCCATATGAAGTAAAGCCAGAAGCCAAGCCAACAAGACAGGGTTATAAGGCTGACCCTGCCAAGACAGAGAGCATACAAAAGCAAACAGCACTTATTCAATCCTGCAATCTCGCTGTATCTGGCGTGATAGATAGAATGCAAATTCTGACGTGGGCTGAGTTCTTTGATGGCTGGCTAAACGGTGATATTTATATTCCAGACAAAACCGTATTGGAGCTTTTCAATAAATATGTAGTAGCAGCAGCGAAAGAAGTCTAATTGACAGTTGGTATAATATGGCTTGCTGGGGTGCCAATAAAAGGGTAAATGACTACATTAGAGTGTAGTAGCCAGCCCCAGCAGGGATTTAAAGGGGGGTTTAACAATGGAGACAGAAAGATACGAACATCATGGCGTTACGGTTTGGGTTTATAGCGATTTAAGGGGGAAGCATAGACGGCATTGCCTTTGCTTTGATTGTCAATCATTCTATCCGGATGTTCCCGATATGAATTGTAAAATAGCGGAAGCACTTTTCAGGTTTGATAGATTGAATGGTCTAGTTACGCCAGTATATGAATGTCCTGAGTTCATAAAGAGCGAATTTCCCGAATATCACAATTGGCTCAAAAACCGCTAGCTTAACATATTATATGTAGTGCGCCCTTTGGGGGATTTTATGTGCAGAGAAATACTATTGGGCAGTATAAGTTCTTCAAGAGAAGAGCAACTTGGGTTCCACTATTGGGACAATCGCCATCCATGTGGCTGGGTACATTGGGCGTTTGGATGGAAAACTGGAATAGACAATGACTTAATTTGTGTTTTCCCTAATGTTAAGACAAGGGTATTGGAACATTATGCATTGAGTCCAGTTTGTTCTAATAGATTGTTAGCCCTTTTAGCCTTTATCATTAAGCGACTATTGTTTATACTTGACCCAGACCTAAGGTATAGAAGAACCGAAAAGGATGGAGGGGAAAATAATGAAAGAAATTGTTGAAAAATTGATTGAGTACCACGAAAAATCACTTATCTCAACTCCATATTCGGAAGTTTATATCAAGCAGATAACAGTAATAGTATTGAGGAATTATCTCAAATATTTAACTGGGGGTAAAAAGACTAATGGATAAGAGTTTACAGCAAAGATGTCTTAGGAATTGCAGAAGCGTTGCTGATATGGAATTATACAGTAAAATATCTGAGTATGGTAACAAAAAATTAGGTCACATATGGAGATATAAACCAAATCAAGTACATAAAATAATGAGGGCTGTTATTAGTTATTGCATTAATAATGGAACAAAGTTACCTGATTATAAGCATACATTGGGTAGGAGAATGCAATTTGAAGATGGGGACTCTGGGGTTACAATCACTACTTGGGCACCGTAACATTACATAAGCACTATAGTGCGCCATTAAGGAGTAAAGAGAATGAACAAAGAAGAACACATAGCAAGGCACGAGATACTTCACAGGGAATTGGATGAGTTGGTGGCTGATATGATTACACATACCAAGATGTTGCCATCAAAGACTACTGTGATGGAATTAATGCAATGGTCGTGCCAGCAAAAAAGCGAACCAGCCGAGGATGAATGAAATACATATTATCAATAGGAGGGTAAAGATGAGTGAACAGGAACTAAATAAAAGGCTGGCTGAGTGGGCAGGTATTAATCTTTCTGGCGTTCCCAATGGTTGTGATCCACAATTCCACTTATCCCTAGATGCCTGCTTTAAGTGGCTGGTGCCGAAGCTATGGATATGTGATATTACACTAGAAGAGGGCATATTCTGGTTTGTTAGAGTGGCACACCCAAATTATGGAGAAGGCAAGGCTAACGGAGAAGCTGCTGATAATAAAGCACTAGCCCGAATCCTCTGCAAAGCCATAGATAAACTCATTAAGGAGGACAAAAATGAAACTCAATAGAAAGAAAGCAAAGGAGATTTGTATAGAGCTATGGACAGATTTAGCTAAAACTGGCAAGTATAAGAAGGATTGGGCAGGCTGGGAGAAGTATGGTGGGATGGATAATGATTGCCCATTCTGTGAGTTTGCTTGTAATTCCGCAGGTGGAGTGGTTGATGCTTGCGATAGATGCCCCATTGTAGAGAGTGGATGGGTGGATTGTTATGAAATGGGATTTGAGGAATGGGTAAGAGCTAGACAACCAAGAACACGCAAGAAATACGCCAAGATATTCCTAGAGAGGCTACTAGGGCTTAAATGAGTGAAAACTTAGCTGATAAGGGAACACACGAACACTATAAACTTGTCAGGGAGTCTCCTGAATACAGGATGTCCTTGATGATGGAGGAACTACAAGCAGAGATGCAACCGCCTTGGGGTTCTAGGGAAGAGGAGTTACCTGATAGCAATAACATATCTATTACTGATAAGAATATGGGGGATAGGGGGTATGGGGGGAAGGGGGAATATTATACACCATATCTTGATATGAAGATTCGTGGGCTCAACCTTCACCTTGAGAAAATAGAGGACTTTGTTCGCATGGTTATGCCTATAATTGAAAGGCAAAAAATACCAGTGAAGCTAGTTGAAATCCCGATGCCAAAAAGAATCAATATGCCCGTAATCACGAATGCGGTTGGTGTTGGGCAATTCCTTCGGCTTAAGTCAGAGTTCTTATACTGGCAATCAAAGCTAATTAAACACCTTGATAAGGGTAAAAAGAAGGAAAGTATATGGACAAATGATGGACACGAGATGGACAAAGTGTGACAAAAATGGATTTCAATGGACAATATGGACACAGATGGATATAGATGGACAAAATGGATAAGGGCAGAAGTCTAGCACAGGAGATACGGCTTTGGGTAGCAGAGAATCCAGGTCGCAAGTTTGGCCTGAGCACGTTGGACAATGAACTAGGGATTTGGAGTACGGTTGATAAGAATAATCGTTGGCATATTATCCGCCGATTGGTGGAAGAGGGGCTGGTTGAAAAGTATGGTGGTGGCTATCGGGTTATAGTTGATGGGCTTGTTACCCTTAACTGGAGGGCGGCAGATGAGAGTTTGATATGGGATATTAAGTGGCCATTTGGGCTAGAGAACTATGTTGATATTCTCCCCAAGAATATTATTGTTGTGGCAGGCTCAAAGGATGCTGGCAAGACCGCCTTCCTACTCAATGTTGTAAGGCTGAATATGGACAAATACACCATACATTATTACTCAAGCGAGATGGGTGAGCTAGAATTAAAAAGAAGGTTACGTAAGTTTGAGGATACTGGTCTTGCCAAAATGGACAGTTGGAAATTCTATACCTATGAGAAGTCATTTGACTTTCAGGATGCGGTAAGTAAAAACCCAAATGATATTCACATTATAGATTTCCTTGAAATACACAAAGACTTCTGGGAGGTCAGTGGTTTAATTTACCACATTTGGGATAAACTTGGTGGGATTGCCATTATAGCATTGCAGAAGAACCCTGGTGCCGATATGGGGCTTGGTGGTGGGCGTAGCCTAGAAAAGGCAAGGCTTTATCTTACAATGGATATAAACAAACTCACTATTAAGGTGGGTAAGAATTGGGCACAGGAGACTGTCAACCCACGTGGTAAGAGTTGGACATTCCAGTTAGTCGGCGGTGCCAAATTTCTCAATATACAGGAGGCAAATGATTAAAGATGAAGAATAGAACAGGGGAATTGAGGGAACAATTGGAGATTATCTTGGGCAATTTAGTTACTAGAATAGCTACAGAGCATTATGATTTTTATTATGCCGCAAAATTGGAAGCTGTGGGTTATGTTATTGAAGCCTGCAAGGAGAAGGGGATGGCTTTTGTAGTGGATAGGGAGTTGCCTTTATGCCCTGAAAAACCAGAATGTCAGCTAACAGATGGCGATATGGACAAAAGGGGGGTTAAGCCTCAGTACAGAAACGAATTCATATGCTATGTCGGGGACTTTCGCCACGCTTATATTACAGCAATCCAAGATATGATAATTTGGCACAGGGATAGTTTGGAGGAGATAGACATTGAAGAGAACACTGATTAAAAGGAAGAAGAGTAGGTTTGAGCCACACGATACACTGTGTAGTAAATATGTAAGGCTTATGTCCGGTGGATACTGCAAGAGGTGTTGGTTGAGGGGCAAGGGCGTGAAGGTAGATTGGCGTACTCTGCATTGGGCTCATTGTTTTAATAGAAATATACTGGCGACTAGGTGGGAATATGATAACTCCGCCCCGCTTTGTTGTGGTTGCCATAGGCATCTTGATTTGAACCACGAAGAAAAGCACGAGTTCTTTATGGGAATACTTGGTAGTAAAAGGTACAATGAGCTAAGGGAAATGGCTAAGCCTGGTGGTAAACCTGATAGGGACAAGATAAAGGCTGACCTTCAAGACAAGATTAGATTCTTGGAAGATGACAACGGTGGATGGATTTTTGTAGAAGATGATGACTGAAGACGAAAAGACGAAAGCCGTCAAGGGGTTCAAGCGACAACTAAATGGTGTAATGAGCGTGTTTCATTTCTATGGGCTACAAATATACATCCCAAATGCTATTGAGGTGATCACTGAACTTGCCTTGTTACTACACAAGAGATTAAATGGGCAGGATATACCCGTAACATATGAACACGCTAACGAGAAGAAGCGACTAAGGGGTAAAGGAGGATAATATGAGTTGGAGACCAAAAAACTGGGATAATCCCTACAGAGAGGATTACCACTACAGCGATAGACAAATCGCTTGGTGTCAGCATAGGGTATTTGAAGCTGGTGCTGATGCGATGTTGTATGCAATTTTGGGAGCGCTACTGGATAGAAAAATTAAATTCAAAAGAAGTCGGGGTGTAGTAGAACTTATTGTAGAGGAAGAAAATGAAATGCCTAAGACTGCTTGACAATTCATCTTTACCCTGCTACAATCTAAGCATGAGAAAGAAATATCATGTTGGAAAAGACAACCCAATGTATGGGAGAAAGCATTCTGAGGCATCACTCCTAAAAATGAGACTGATTAAACTAGGAGAGAATAACCCATTTTGGCGTGGCGATAAGGCTGGGCGTGGCGCTCTTCACGATTGGCTGAAGTCGAGAAAGCCCAAAACTGTACTTTGTGAGAGATGTGGGGGTCGACCACCATTTGACCTTGCACTTACGGGCTATAAATATACTCGTGATTTAAATGACTATCAATGGTTGTGCAGAAGGTGCCATATGGAAATTGATGGGCGCCTGGACAAGCTAATTAAGGTAAGTAAAGAGAGGAAAGCATCGTTGTGAGGTGTCCAAGTTGCAATATGGAAAGTATGCAACCTGAGTTAGACTTGGATGAGGGGAAAATCAGATGTTGTATGCTATGTGGTCACAGGGAGGATTTATATGGGCGTTCACTTGATGGTGTAAGACCGAGAGAATTTGAAAGAATATATGGTATGAAACTAAAACAACAACCGTATGGACATTAACGGAGGGAAAGAATGAAAGTTTGGAAAGTAACTGAAGGCGATGGGGGAGGGAGTCCATTATACATAGATAGAATGGCAGTGTGGGATGAAATCCAGGGTGGGCTAGAATATGATGAGATTGGCAACAAATACCTTATAGAAGTTGTAGATATGTCAGCTGATGTATTTTACAAACTACCAGAATGGGGTGGTTTTTAGCCAGCGCTTAACAGTATTATATCAAGAGTTAGAAATACGAAATGACAGATTGGCCGTTACTAGAGTGTATAGAGAATAGGGAAGAGTTTATAGAGAAACTAAAGAAACGTGGTATAATTAAGCGTGATTGGAAACCGCCCAAAAAGAAGAAGGGGGAAGGATGGAAGCTAAGGAAATAACACTTGAGGAAATAGTAGTTAAGATTTGGGGGATGGCACAAGCTAGTATAGAGCAAGGGAACCCACCGTATGAGGATAATGTGGTTCGTCAGGCAACGCTAGAGTGGGCTTTGGGGGAGCTTAAAAAGAAAGCCAAGATATAAAGGTGATAAATCTATATAAAAAGGAGTATGGAATGGCTAAGATTGATTGCAATGTAGATTGGAATGGGTATTTTAAGGGTAAGGAATTTGCAGATATATCAACCGAGCTTTATAGAGAATATGTTTTCCCTATGGGTGAGAAGGTTCGGATTGAACGCCCCCAATGGCTTAATGTTTCAAGTTCAGGTGGTCATCGCATTATAAGCCTAGATAGATATTCGCACTATATACCGTGTAAGTGGATTCATCTTTATTGGGAAGTCAAAAGCGGTAGCCCACACTTCGTAAGGTGATAAATGGCGGAAGTGAGATTCAATAATATGTAGTGCGCCATTTGGGGGTGAAGGATGAAAAGGATTTGGTGCAAGGTAGTCGGCTATGAGAGCTACCGATTTTATAAAGCACACGGAGATAGTATTATATTGAAGTTGGAATGTGGACACGAAGTAGGTCGTAAGGCTTCGGAGTGCTACACTATGCCCAAAAAGGTAATATGCAAACAATGCGAAATGCGGGGTTGATTTACATAGCCAAAAGGTGTAGTCAATCAGTAATGGAGTTAAATATCTAATGGCGGAAGTAGAATGCAGGGATTGTTATGACTTCAAGGCTCGTAGATATAGGTATTTGAAAGAGTGCCTTGGCGGCGACTATTATACTTATGGAGATATATTCTACTGTCGCTGGCAGATAATATGGGTGAGAGAACACAAGGAGAAGTTTAAGTGTGGCGTTTGGCCTGATATGCCTGGTGTTATAACATCTGAGTCTATCAAGAAGAAGCAGGCCGAAGCCCATTTTGTGAGGGCGTGTATCACTCACGCTGATGTGGACTCCAGGCTAATAAAGGCAAAGGGTGATGGCAAGTTATTAGACAAAGAGATACAATTAGGAACGCCTATAAATGAGATGGATGATGAGGCTAAGTCGGCATTACGCTGGTGTGAAGGATGGGGAAAGAAAAAGGGAACTTATGCAGAGTGGAAGAGAAAGAAAACCTATAGACAAAGGAGGAGAAATGAAAGCTAAGGATGTTAAGTGGTGTCCTCAACACGGCTATCCCTTGCCTTGCTACAAGTGTGGTATGCCACTATCGCAGGTTTCACAGAAGGAAATATTTAAGGCTGGCAAAAAGGCAGGGCAAGAAGATGTAATCAAGCGGATTGCTGCTGGTGAGGAAATTCTAATTGATAGTCAGAATGTTAGATACTACCAACTCGGAGGCGAGGAGTGGCAGAAGACGGCACAAACCCAAGCTGAAATATCCTTTAAAATGGGTTACAATCAAGCACTTGAAGATTATAAGGTTGACATCACCACTTCTGGCGTGGTAAAATAAGAGAAAAGGAGGTGGTATGTGCCAGAGTTAGGGGAGCGCATCAGGGGAGATATATTACTATCAATGAAGGGTAGGTCTAACGATTATTATGTATGGTATCAATGCCCTGAGTGTCTTATTGAAAGATGGATTTTACAGTGGAAAACGAAACTCCCAAACTTCACTGGACTTTGTCAGGTGTGTAATGCTCGCAAGAATAATAACCGAGCGAAGGCAATAGGGGAGAAGCACCCTCGTTGGAATGGTGGGCAAACAATAAGCAGGGGATATGTTTATATCTCCAATGACAGGCATCCAACCTGCACATCAAAGGGTTATGTGAAAAGGGCTAGGCTTGTATTGGAAGAAAGGCTGGGGCGATACCTTTTACCCGATTGCGTTCCACACCATCTAAATCACATAAGGAATGATGATCGGCCTAGTAATCTGATTGAACTTACCAAGTCTCAGCATACAATTCTGCACGCCTTTGAACGCAGGCTTATAGCTGGGGCTAAATATCTTGGGATAAAGGAAGTGGTGGATTATATCAACAAACATCTTAGACCATTCTTTGTTGCATCCACGGAAAGGGAGTGGCAAACCTACATTGAGGGAGTGGGGTACAGAAATGTCCCCCCAATAATAGGAGGTGATACAAAATCGTGCCTAATTTGACAATGGGTATAGAGAAATGGTATAAGGGGTTAGGAATAATAAAACTATGCCCAAACACCTGCTGGGGGGTGAACCCTTAGCGGGTTCTTATTATGACAGAGAAAAGTTTTGAGGACAGGATAATTGCACTAGACCTGCCCGAATGTAGTAAGGTTTATATAGTGCCACTTGCCGACTTTCATTTGGGGGCGGTGGGTGTCAAACTAGACGTTATCAGGGGATATATTGATTGGATAAAGCAACGAGACAATGCCCGTACTCTCCTGAATGGCGACCTTCTGAATTGTGCCGGTATCTATTCGGGGCCTTCTATCTTTGAAGACTTGGTAACACCTGACACAGCTTACGCTCAGTTAAGGGAATTGCTTAAACCTATTAAGGACAAGATACTTTTTATTACACTGGGTAACCATGAGGAAAAGATATTCCGTCAGGTAGGGTGTGATTATATGTCCCGCCTTGCCTATGACTTGGGTGATGTACCTTACAGACCTAACGGTGGGATGGCTGGTATCAGGCTTCATAACAGTGGGCATCGTGCTATGCTGTGGATGTATGCCACTCACGGGTGGGGTGGTGCTAGGACTATCGGGGCTAAGGTTAATAAGGTAGAGGAATTAGCTAAGGCGGTTGGTGGTTGCCATCTATATATCCTCAGCCATGATCATACGCAGAATGTTCACAGATTAAATCCGAGAGTTCCGCCAAAGAGTGGGATCACATTCCATCGGCAGATGTATCAACAGACAGAACGCAAACTCTTGGTAAATACTGGTGGCTTTTATGATTATGTGGGGTATATCAGGCGGAGAGGTTACGCCCCACAAGATATAGGGACACCTAGAATACTAGCAGAATTAAGGCGCAGTAGACAAGAAGACTGGCATCTTGATTTACACAGCACAATTTAATATTAAGGGTGAGGCCGACATCAAGTAAGAGATTAATTGGTTGGCGGGATTAAGTGGGCGATATAATAGGCTGGATAGGTGTGGGTTTTGGGCTGTTGGTGGCCCCACCTCAACTCGTTAAGATACTACGCACTAAAAGCCTGAATGATATATCCCTTTGGACATACACCTTTCTTGTCTGTGCCTTAATGTGTTACTTAGCTCACGCTGTATATATCCAGGCGGTTGTATTTATAGTAGCCCAGTCCTTTGGGGTAATATTGAACGGGGTGATTTTATTTCTCTTGGTTAGGAAGCGATGGCTGAAGTAGAATTATATGAACAGTTAAGAACAGTTGAAATAATCTGGCTTGATGCTCGCTTTAGCTGTAGTACTTGGATGGATATTGAAGAGGCCAAAAAGATAACGTTAGCCGAAACACAAACGAGGGGAACAATCCTCTGTGAAGATGAAGGCTCAATAACTCTTTATATGAACATTAACAAAAGCGATAATGATGTAGCCCACTGTGTTACAATCCCCAAGGGCTGTATCAAGAGCATCAAGGACATATAATACCAGCATTAAGTTTTACTATCTGCTATGGCTACATATCCCTCAAGGTATAGAGACTTTAGTAATCCGTAAAGTTTTGATGATACCTCTGCTTCGTTGCCAGCTACACCATATAGCCTATCACAAATGTGTTTTAGTGCCTCATACATTTTAGGTGCTGACTTATGTAGTGGGCAGTAAGTTAATAGTGGTGGCGAATTCGGCTCCAAGAAAATAGAACAGCCACATGGTAGTTCCCATTCACCCTGCGTTATAACTTCCATATACTTCATTTTACTTCTCCTGTGCTGGTGGGTATCTCTTATCCAACGCTTTAACCAATAAGTCGCTTCGTTCCAGTAGTTCCTGAACATCAACTATATTGTCGGTAATTTCCACTGTGCAATCAAAAGTATGAATACCCTTAACTGATGTGCTTACACCCACTCGTTGCCTGATTGCTTTCTCCATTTTAATCCCCCTCATCGTTCATAAACATTACTTTTACTTCGGCTATCCTGCCTTCATCCCCACGCTTAATATAGACTGGATATACACCATCGCCATAACCCGTGGAGACACTAACGCCAAGACCACGATGACCCAGCTTATAATTCCACTGTGCAACGCCCCTTTTCTCAATCTTCTGTAGTTTGTTACAGAACTCATCCCAAGTATTAGCGGGGTGTTCGTCAACGTCTGGAGTTACGCAGTAGCAAGGGTCGCCTATCCAGCATAATCCAGCGTCAACCCCTATATGTCCAACGAGTTCCCATTTTTCTTCCATTACTTCCTCCTTAGTATTCTTTTAATTAGACCAGGCTTTCTTTTAAGCCACATTGATTTACCCCGTATATATACATCTTCCATAGATTAAGCCTCCTTCACTTCTACAACTTTCAATTTAACTATCTTGCCCTCGCCTAATTCTGTTCTCTTCTTAAAGCCATCAGGCGAACACATTTCTACTAAGAACTTCTTGTTGTAAACCATATAATAGTCATCTTTCTCATACTCATGCCACGCATAAAGCTCACCTTTCATATCATCCCCTCCTTATTTAGTTAGATAACAGTAACCTAGTTTACTTGTCCTCATTGGGAACATTCTCCAACACCCACTTCCCTAGTTCTGTCAGGCGTCTATATAGTGGGGATAAATAGGTGCAATTAAATTTCCTCTCTACTATGACAGCTAGGATTAGTTCCTTATTGGTGGTTTCCCTAAGCTCCTCCGTTGTCCATCTGGGGCGTCCCATTTCGCACCTCCTATTTCGTAATATATTTATACCCTGCAAACATCAGTATTATAAACAGTCCAAAGACTAGACTAAAGTATATTATTAATATTGTCATTTTATACCCCAAACATTTACATTGGCGACCTTAATGCCTAATTCTTTTAGGGCATCAATTATCTTATCCTCTAAAGCATACCTGTCACCCTCGCTAAGGTCATTTTCTGTTGTTACTGTTATTGTGAGTTTCATTTTACCTTAACCTCCTCAGTGCTTTACCAGCAGGCTAAGCTTCCGTTTCAGTTTCCCCTAGTAGCAGTACTCTGTCGTGAAGGTTTGGGTATGAACGCATAGCTCTAACTCGTTTTAGGGCTTCAATGCCGAGCTGATGGGCATCGTTTCTTTCGGCATCGGTATAATCAGGGTTATGGTCATTATGAATGGTAAGGATTTTAATAGCTTTGTCTATGGTCATTGTTTTACCTAACTCTGCCTTTCCGTTGTCTTTCCCATTCAGCCTGCCCCTTGGCGGCTCTGGCATTGTCACATTCCCTAAGTGCTTTGTCTATCTCAGCAGTGCAATAAAATAAACTCCATTCTTTCCGTCTTGCCATTGTTTTGCCCCCTTCATTTGATACTACAATCATACCATATTAGATTAGCCTTAAGTTTAGGCTTGTTTGTTGACATTGCCCCTGACTATCAGCTTGGTATTTACCCAAACCTGGTAATCTCCAGCTTTGTCAAGATAGGTGTGGATATGACCCTGCCAAGTTGCTAGGTGTGAGTCAATTTCTCGGTGTGCAAGGCGGTGTATAGTTCCAGCATGATGCCCATAGTTGAGATACCCTATTAAAGCTGCCACTGAACTTATCCTCCTTTCTATTTGATACCCTAAGCATACCACAAGCCAATTAGTGCCTTTTAGTTCTGGCTTGTTCCACTTTAAACTCTGCCAATTCTGTTAATCCTCTAGTTTCTAGTTCTTGCATTTCTGTAAGGGTTCTGCCTTTTCTTTCCTTCTTTTGTTTCATTGACCTTGCCTCCCCTATTTGATAATACAAGCATACCATATTAGATTTGGCTTAATAGTGCCTTACCAGCCTATAAATTCTGGTAGATTATTGAATGTCTCTTTGGACATCTCTTCTACCTTTATTTGCCACTCTTCACCCTCTTCGTTATATCGCATCTGTGTTATTTCCTCCAACAAAGCTGGGCAGTTGGTGGCATCATAAACACAATTCGTACCACCACCCGTTATATGGGTAAGCCTTAATACTTTCATTGCCTCGCTCCCTTCCTTTGAATTTGCCTTAATTATACTGGGCAATCACAAGGATGCCCATATTCTATATGATAAGACTGGTGGTGGGTGGTGTATGCCCGTAACCTATCAATGGTGTGACCGCCTTGTTGCTTCCTTTCACAGCCCATATAATGGTAGCCATTGCGTCCAAATTTCTCGTCATTACCATTGACTAACTTAACCAGTGCTTCAGGAACTTCAATACTTTCTCCCTTGGTGACTGGTTGCAACCTAGTTACTTGTTCAGTGTAGTTCATTTTACCCTCCTATATTTGATACTATCATTAAATCATACCCAAACACCCATTACAATAGCAGGTGAACTAAGATAGAGCAAGGGATAGATAAGCAAAGCAGTATAATGGAAGGCAACTAGCCCATACTCTATAGGGGTCACTAAATTGGGCAAAAGCTCTCGGATACTAGTTATTTGAGTGTGGAATAACTATCGGGGGAGCCACTCCCCAATGGATTGTTAGTCAAGTAGCCATCGCTACAGCTCTGCTGTACCAAATATATAATAAGGTAAGATATGTTAGAAGAAACTATTAAGAGAATAAAGGAAACCCCTTTGCTTAACATAAGTACTGCTGAAAGCCAATTCAGCCTATCTGATTTAGCTATACTGCCCAAGAACCAAAAGGGGGGCCGTAAGAAGCAAACTCATTACAGGACCGAAGCCATACAAAGGCTACACGAAAATGTACTCAATGCTGTAAGGGTAATAGGCAGGGCAGTCAAGGGGAAGAAGGACATCTCCTGGCTACAGTTCCAGGCTGCCACATACAATATAGATCAGGTAGTAGGGAAGTCTAAGGTAAGGATTGAAGCTGACATAGGGGAGAAGTCTTTTGACCGGCTATTAAAGATGGCCTTGGAGTCACAGAGGCAATTACCGGAAGGCACGATAGAAGGAGAGTATAAGGAGATAGATGTACAAGAACAAAGAAGCACAGAGGGAAGCAGTAAGGAAAGCAGTTAATAAACATCGCAAGGGTATTACATCGGGTATTACAAATGGGGGTATTACAGACAAAGGCGTTACGAAACCTGTAATACTATCAGATGGTCAACTATGGTACCCGAACAACTATGGCTATCATCCGAAGGAATGTCAGTGCAATGCTCATAATGACAGGACCTGGATGACTGACACCGATTACCTGGGGATGATCACTCCTTTATAGTGCGAACCCAGGTAATCCTTATAACGTATATACGTAGGGGATAGGCAGGAGTTAAACCTTCCCAAGAAAACGCCCAGGTTGAGCTGAGGGGTAGGCTTAATCTTACGGGGTATAGAGTATATATAGACCCCTGTTCCACGAATTATGAAAAACGAATTGCCTGTGTTATAATAAGCAACAGGAGGATAGGCATGAGGATAACTGAGGGAGCCAGGCGGAAAAGGAGAGTAATTTACAAAGCCCCCAGGAGGGAGGAAATACGCAGGCCGAAGGCACCCCCACCCAAACCCATTCAGAGGGTAACTACTGGCAAAGCTGGGCCTCTCTCTCCATTATACTTAGCTGGAAAGGGGTCAGGTTTACCTGTTCATATTTGGAGAAAGATTAAAAGGCAGAGATAGAATAACCCCTGTTATATGATATACTAATATTGAATTGTGTAGAAAGGAGGGAGGAAGATGGAGAAGGAAGTAGCGGTAAGGGAATGGTGTCTTGAGAGGGCGATGTTATATCTAAAAGACAACAATATTGACCCTGACCGCATAATGGACACTGCCGATATGTTTGAAGTGTATATTAACACTGGCAAAGTCCCCAAGCGTATAACAGTCAGCAACCCAAAGTGAATTACCTAGGAGGGGGTAGTATGAGATTAGAGAAGATGGTACAAGATATGACTGAGCCGAAGGGGTTTTTAACCTGGGTTAATGAGATACCTAAGGAAGAGCGATGGTTATGGGAAGACCCGATAGCTCTTGAAACGGTTATGAGAGGGCTTGAGGATGCAAAGGAAGGCAGAATATCAAAGATAGATGCTGAGTTACTAAGGGATGAAGAATTAGATATAGAGGATGATTTAATACCTGACTTTTAAGGAGGTAATATGGCAAGGATTCAAAATGGTGGGAGGAGACCTTTAAGAACCAAATCAGTCTTAGGGCAGGCTGGCAGGCCAGCGACTCCGAAGTTTGATGCTTTAAGAGGGCTCAAGGGGAAACCTGACAAGACTATAATTGATGTCCTGGTAGCCAGGAGGAAGGCCGTAGAGGATGCGATAAGGATTTTTAGACAGAGGAAATAGGGGTGCAAATCCCTAGTCACAGTTATATAGGGGGATGATATGAGGAAATTACCCTTACTTTTGGTTGAATGGGATGATTGTGTAACCGATTCCCGTTGGCAAGATGTTAATACGGAAAGCGGAATCCATACAAACCCAGCTTACTCTGTGGGCTGGCGGGTAAAATCCAACAAGAGATATTTAGTCATATCTCCAATGCGTGATTCTACTGACAAATGCGATGACCGCATAAACATACCGAGGGGTTGTATTAAAAGTATAAGGCGATTAGAATAACTGTGATGGGAGAATAGGTAATGAAGATAACTAAAAGTGGGTTTCGTTTTGGTAGATTTATGTTAGATATATCCTATCGTCATAGAACGATATTTTGGGCAACTGGCTATCATGAGTATTATATCCGCCTTGGTATTCCACCCAAAGCAACAAAGCATAATACAGGTTCAAGTCCCTAGTCACGGTTATATAAAGGAGTGAAGATGAAACGGGGATTGTCAAAGTTCAAGCGAGATTACCACTTCAGCGATTGCTCTGTTTATAATGAACCCGCTTATCCTAATGGTAGGTGCGATTGTGGGCTAAGTGGTTGGCAATGGCTCAATCGGCTCATTAATAGAATAACCGGCAAACTACCACATATAGTATAGATACCACAGAGGATACAAGATATGGAACAACTAACTGAGCTTTACATTAAGGGGAAGATTACGGACAGGATACACGAACTATCGTTAAAGTTCTCCTATGAGATGTTACACGAAGGATATAGTTTTCTCTGTCCCCGTGATATACAAAGGCGGTTTTATGAGAAGTGGGCGGAGTACGCCTTGACTAATTGACCCTAGGGCAACGGCTTTATGCCGTTTTATTACCAGTCTTTGGGGGTGGTTTGGATTAAACCCCCCTTTTTATTATGAACATAGCATTGATAATATTATTGGTGGTGGGTATACCGTTAGTTTATATCGCAGCAGTAACCTATTGGGATGAGTGGATGGTGAACAGACATGGTTGAACCGCCTTATGGGTGGCGATATTGGGCCAGTCTTATATTAGAAATGATGATATGTGCGATATTTTGTCTTATAGTGCACGGGTTAATTAATAGATGAAAAAGATTATCATAGTAATACTGCTGCCAGTTTGGTGGCTTCTCTGGTTTGTAATAGCAACAAGCCTTATTGATTTGGTGAAATGACAGTAGAATTAGAAACAAAAGACACTCTTATAATACAGGAATTCGCTCACAAGCATCCCGATAAGTGGATAGAAGAGGTATTTAACTGCAAACTATGGGCGATGCAGAAGGATATAGCAAGGGATGTCTTCAAGCGTCGCAGGGTAGCGGTTAAGACCTGCTCTGGAACAGGGAAGACATATATCGCTGCGAGAATAGCGTTGTGTTTCCTCTATACATTCTATCCATCAACGGTTCTGACTACCTCTTCCTCATTCCGCCAGGTTCAACACGCTCTTTGGAGAGAGATAAACTCAGCCAAGGGGAAGGCAACCATCCCCCTTGCAGGGAAATACACCCTCACTTCAATTGATTTAGATGATAAGTGGTTTGCCATAGGAATCTCAACAAAGGAACCAGAGCGGTTTACTGGATTACACAATAAGCATATGTTGGTAATTGCAGATGAGGCTTCAGGTCTTGATGAAGTTATATTCGCTGCAATGGAAAACCCCCTTTCAACTGGGAACACACATCAGCTTTTAATCTCAAACCCAACTCAACCCACGGGAAGTTTCAGGGATGCGTTCTCGTCTCCCCTGTATAATACTTTCTCAATAGACGCATTCCATACCCCGAATCTTGCTGCCTTTGGGATTACGATGGATGATATGAGGAGCAATACTTGGGCGAGCAAAATTACGGACGAACTCCCATATCCTGAGTTGATAAATCCCGAAGCTGTCTATGAACAATATCTCAAGTGGGGTGAGGGTAACTGGGCGTTTCAAGTTTGGGTACTAGCTAACTTCCCCCCGACAGGAACGGATACACTCTTTTCACTTGAAGAAATTGAATCAGCAATGGAAAGGCAGATTGAGCCGAATGGAGAGTTGTTCGGGGCATTAGATGTGGCGAGATACGGTGATGATGAATCTGTTTTCGGGTTAAGGTGTGGGGACCACGTCTATCCTTTCAGGTCGTGGGCACACGCTGAGACAACTCATACAGCGGGTAGAACGATTCGTGAGATAAGGACAAACAAACCCTATATCACCACAGTGGACTCTGTGGGTGTTGGTGGTGGTGTGTTTGATATGCTTGAAGAAGAGGGACTGAATGTAGCTGAGTTCAATGCTGGGAATGAAGCGGTTGATAAAGAACACTTTGTAAACCGTAGGGCTGAATTGTTTTGGCTTCTCAAGGACAGATTCAAGGATGAGGCCATAGACCTCCCAGATGATGATTTATTGAAAGCACAGCTTCTTGATGTTAGATATACGTATGACCGCAAGGGCAGGATGCAGATTGAATCAAAGGAACAAGCTCGCTCTAGGGGGTCAAGGTCTCCTGACAGGGCGGATGCTTTAATGATGCTCTTCGCCCCAGTTTCGCTTAGAAAACTCACCAAACCAAGACAAAAATGCTCTATATAGTAGGTGCTTATGGAAGAATATCTTACCAAACATAAGAGACGCAAGGATGAATTACAGGGATTATATAATAGGATGGATGCCGACAGGAAATTGTATTACCTTGAACCCTATATAATGCGCAATATTGAAACGAATCTGGCGGTGAAGGGTGTCCACAATATTACATTAAATGATGCTGCCGTATTCGCCCATCGTGCAATCGCTATTCTCTCAAGTGCTTACCAGCAGGTGGTTGTAGAGGGGAAGGGTATAGACGCAACCTATATAGAAGATTTTATTAACGCCTGTTTATGGGAGGCTGACCAGAATCTTATAAAACAGGGATACTCAACTCTTTATGCTTGGAATTGTGAACATGTCTGCATTCGTGGGAGGTTGTCTTCAAGGAATCTTATAAGAGTTGAAAACGGAGAATTGATAATAGATGTTATGCCTTGGGATACGAAGTATGTAACGTTTGAATTTGACCGCAATGGTCTTGATATGAATGCCTATGAGACAATTCGTGGCAAGGCTGATATAAAAGCCGAATACAACAAGGATGTTGCTGGGAAAACTGGCAAGATTCTCGATTTATGGACTCCTAAACAGAACATCATTTCCATTGAGGGGGCTGACCAAAGGACAAAACCACACAAGTATGATGAAAACCCCTGTATATACCAAAGGGTTCCCTCTGGCTCTATGTTACAGGATGAACTCGCAGAGGAACATCGTGGAGAAAGCATATTCTCCCTTGATAGGGGTATGTATCTCAATTTGAACAAAGCAGCCTCAATACTTATGACACAAAATATGCAGTCGTTTCAGGCTGGGTTGCAATTGCATAGTGAAGCTGGTTCGGGGGCTGAACTTCCAGATGATAACCCACGTGACCCAGGGCAAATGACAGCAGTTGAGATAGGTGGTGGGTTTACGCCAATCCCAACAAACGATATGAAGATGGCTACCCGCTACCTTCTCCAGATGCTAGAGGCTAGGGCGCAAAGGGGGGCACTTTCAAATATAGATTATGGCAACCTTTCCTTCCCTCTTTCGGCAGTGGCTATTGCGAAATTAAGTGAATCAAAAGACCAGATATTCGTTCCAAGGCTAATGGCACTTTCGCTTTACTATCAGCAGTTGGCTAAATTATTTATAAGACAATTTATTAAATACGGGAAGAGTGCGGAGTTAGGAGAGGAATCCCACCGAAGGAGTTTTGAACCCAGTAAGCTAAAGGGTAGTTACACGATAAAATTCAGGTATTTCTCACAGTCTCCTGAGCAGGAGATAGCGAATTACTCTGTAGCTGTTGCTGCTATGGCGTTTTTGTCAGAAGACACCATAAGAAAAGATATTCTTAAACTCCGTGATCCAGATGGGGAGAAATTAAAGAAGAATGCAGAAAAAGCTGCTGTGTTAGATCCAGATCCTGTGTTATATGACACTATCGTTGGGCTTTATAATGAAGATAATACAATGTCAGATATTAAGGCAGATATGCTCAAGCCCACTCTTTTGAGTAGGTTGAGACAAAAGATGAGTCCCGTTCCCCAAGCTCCCCCAGTGCAAGAAGGGAAGGGGGCACAACCACCCGAAGGTTTAGTCCCATTAATGGGCGGTGGGGGTGGTGCTGTACGAAGACCCGTCGGTAGGGGAGAGCTTGAGCCTTCAGAGGAATTTGTAAGAGATGAGGAGGAGCGAGCTGGTGCGGCTACTGCCAATAGGGAACGCCGAGCAATAGAGGGTGAAAATGTCTAAGGCAACAGTAGATGCGAAAATATCAAAATTGAATAAAGAAATAGACGCAATTTTGAATCAGCAAACCCCACAAGGCGGGAATGCAAGATCGATGAATAGTTTAAGGGCTTTTATAAACAGAATGAAGGGGGTAAAGCGTGGCGGTAGTCCAACCCCTCGGTAAGAGAATTAAAATCCCCCCGATAGCCGAAGAAGAAGAGGAAGTCCCTAAAATTGAAGAACCAGAAGTGGAAATTCCCTGGGCTATCGGTATGGTAGAAGATGTTGGTAGGCAACTTGGTGGGCAGGTGATTGATGTTCCTGAAGCTAGAGTTTATACACCCCAAGATATAGGGGTTACGCTTCCCGAAGGTTGGGGGGTTAAACTCACACCCGCTGAAACTGAGCAAGGATTTACCTATTCCCTTGTAGAGCCAGGGGGCTGGGAGCTTTTTGGTGGTGATGTATATGTCTCCCCAGAGGGAGAATCCTATAGTCTGGCTCAAATGAGAAGGCTTGCACTGGCAGAAGAGTGGGATGAGTTTGAGGCACTACCACCCGAAGAACCAGAGACCGAGATTTTCCGTCTTTTAGGGGGACTGTTCCCAGGGCGTGAAATCGGTGAGGTAATTGAATACTACTTCCCAGAAGTGGAGGAGGTAACTGTAACCCCACCGCCAGAAGAAAGAATAAGGATTGAAGAAGAACAGAGGATAGCCACTGAGAGGTGGGGCGAGTTCCTCTCCGAGATACAGGAAATCGGCAGAACCCCTGAAACGGAATCATTGTTAAGGATAATGTTCCCTGATATTAGTGACCCTGAATTAGAATCACTATTAACAGGGGAGCCAATACCAGTAATGGAACAGGCAACGATGGGCTTGGGGGCTGCTTGGGAAGAGTTGACTACAGGTGGCTGGACATGGGGTGAGGTTGGGGATGTTCTTTTGGGTGGGCTTGGTGTGCTTGGTGCTACGATTGAAACATACGTCCAAAGACCCTGGGAAGCATTTGTGGGGGAGGCTAGGGCTAGATTCCAACTGGCAATCGGCCAGGGTAGTCCTGCTGATAGGCTTTTTATTATAAGATTGGATAAGGCCTGGGAACAACACGGTTGGGGTTGGGCTTTTTCTGAAGATGTAAGCCTTGCTTGGGAGGAATACACCAATCAACTTACAGGTCCCGCTAGGGTAGCTACCGAGATTTCCGAGTGGCTTAATCCAGCTTATCTCATTACATTAGGTGGTATTGCTGGAACTGGGGCGAGAATGGTAAGCCGTATTCCAGTTATCGGCAACTGGGCTGCAAAAATGGCTGGGGCAGTTATCAAGACGGAGAGGGCAGTTTTCTACCCCATAACAAAGCCACTGGAATTAACTGCACGTGCAGCGGCTAGGATTGTTCCCAGTGCTGCAAGGAAGATTATAGGTGAAACAACGCATCTAATAATGAAACTCCCCAAGAGCGAGGCAATAGCAGCGGACTTATTTGCAAGCAATTGGATGAAGAGAGTAACACAAAGGATTGCCAAATTACCCCTGGCAAAGCCCTTTATTAGAGCGATTGACCCCAGACTGCTTGTTAGGTTGAATAGTGCGATTGTTGAGGATGTTGTTGGCAGGGCTGCTGGTGTTAAGTTGTTTTTTGAATCTGCTGGTAGGAATCTCAGGGCAGCGAAGCTCTTAGAGTTAAGAGGAGTTTCTGCTAACCCAGTTAAATTGTTTGGCTTTAATAAAGAAGGCGTTTCTACAACCATAAGGCGATTAACAAAAGATGCCACTGGCACGCTTGAGGATATATTCATTCACCCAGGTAAATACGCCCTTAATGCCCGACAGATAGAATATGTCAATAGAACACACGAATTATTTACAGGCGTTACTGATTTACTCATAACTGAAGGCGTAGCCCCAAAGGGGGTTACTGCTGAATGGTGGGTTCACAGGGTGGTTATGGGTAAATATAACAAGGCTGGGGAGCTTATTCTTGTCAGAGGTAAGCCTGGGGTTAAGGGTGGTGGATTAGGGGCTAAGAGAGCCTACGAGATGCGCAGGAAGGCACCCACAATGGATACTGGCATTGAGTGGGGTATTAGATACAGCCCCAACCCAGAAGAGTGGATTGGCACTTACATAGAAGAAGCCTTTAAGAAGATAGGTGATGAACGCTTTGCCCTAATGGTCGCTGAATATGGGACTAAACCCTCAGTGATATTGGCAGAAAGAGCACCAGAGTTGGTGGCCAGAGCGGAACTCACACAAGCTGAGCTTGCTGGTGCAGCTAAGTTTGAGAGTGTTATTAACAGAGCCATACGAGGCGAGAGACTGCCAGAGGCAACCCTAAAAGCTATGGAAAAACAATTCCCAGAGTTGGGGTATCGTCTCAGGTATTTGACAAAAGAACCAACCACAGTAAAGGCTCTGGGTAAATACATAGAAACACTCAAGAGATACCCTGAAAAACCAGGACGTTTGCCCAGCGACCATAGAATGGCTGAGGCATTCAGTGTTATGCCCTTTGAGGAAAGGCTAGCTTATCGCTATGTCATAGAGGATTTGGCTGTTAAGACTGGTGATAAGGGTGCCAAGAGAATCCTTAAAGCATTAGATAGCGTGGATACGCTGCCAAGATATACACCAAGCGAGGGATTGCCTAAAGATATGTTTGGCTATCCTCAAAAGGGGATGGTTGAAGGTGTTGCTAGGGTAACTAGATTATCAGCCGATGATTATACCAGACTTGTTGAATTACACAAGAGGGCTGGATTACCACCGCCAGATGTTGCTCTAAAACCAATGATAGAAGGCATTGAGGCTGAGACAATAATTAAGAAAGTCGCCTATGAGTTACCGCCTGTTAAAACAGGAGCGGAGAGATTGGCGGCATTAAACTCGTTAAAACTAGAGGCGAAAGCCCTGAAGGAAGCACGGAGGGGGCCTTTCTGGCAGGCCAAGTCGGAGAAAGCCCTTGAGATGGAGAAGATTAGGCAGCCAGGCATAGAACACGGTTACATTATGCAGCCTATGTTTGGCGGAAGACTCTATGATAGAGAGTTCATTGATGTAGTCAATATGTGGTTTGGGCATAAGAGCGGGCTAAAGGCGTTAAGATTTACCTCTGACTTGGCTGGAATTTTAAGAATTACAAAAGCTGCCCTTGACTTTTCCTGGCAAGCTATTCAGGGAATGCCCTCATTTGGTTTAGCCCACGCCTATTTACTGATAAACCCCCCTATTGGGGTTAAGTTGATGGGGCAGTGGTATAGAGGATTTTGGTATTCAGTCAACAGTTTCTTTAGACCAGAAGTTTTCTACAAAATGATGAAGGGGAAGTTTGGGAAATTAAGCACTGAGCGTATTGGCTTTGGTGGAAGTTCTCAGGCCATAGATTACTTTGAAGTCTTGGGGGCGAAGACTGGATTCGGGGGCTTTGGCGCGAAGGCTTTAAGGAGAATACCACTTGACCCATTTGGTAGGGCTGAGGTCGCCTGGTTGTCTGGTGGAGAGTATGTCAGAAACACATTCTGGGAAATCCTCGCACCATCCGCAATAAAAAGGGGACAGGAGTTTCAATTAGTAAGATTTCTGGATAGAATGACTGGAATAATTGATACTGCTGGTATGGGTGTCCCTCAACTTACAAGGCAACTTGAATCTTCTTTTATGTGGTTTGCCCCAAGATACACCAGAGCCTGCGCATCAGTTCTGGCTAGTATATTTAGAGGTGGATATACAGGGCAAATGGCCCGTAAGGCACTGGGCGGGATGGTTAGTGCTGGAGTACTCTATTATTCTGCATTACAATATGGACTAGCTACTCTTGAGGGGAAATCACACGATGATGCTTGGGATTCTGTTCTTGAAGGGTTCGGTGTAGTTCAAGACCCGATAACAAAAGAATGGGGATGGAAGCCCTCGGCCAGATTTATGACTATTAAAATTGGCAACTACTATATGGGCTTAGGTTCATTCTGGTATGGTCTACTCAGACTTAGTGGCAATATTATGGCCACAGTAAATGAGGTCGGGGATAGAGAGATAATAGACTTCATAAAAATTATTAAAAACGGAAGCGTAAACAGAGACAATCCATTCGTCTACTGGTGGTTTACCCGCACATCGCCAGTAACTAGCAATATAGTCCAGTTGGCAGAGCATAGGGACTTTCTTGGTTATCCGATAGAATCCGTTGATGAATATTTAATGCACATAGCCAAGATGTTTGAGCCGATTTGGTTGGAACAGGGCGTTAATCCCTTGGTTTTCCCATCATGGTCTACGGATGCGGAGATACCAGAGGGGTTAGCTAGACAACTTATTATACCAGCAGAACTATTCGGATTACGGACATTCCCTGAGAGTGGATGGGTAAGGTTCTACGATAAGGCTAAGGAATATATACCCAGTATGCCAAGAGAAGAGCTTGACGAAGCACAGATAGGAGCTTGGAGGGATGACAAGCTGGAATGGGCACACCTAACAGATGTGCAGAAGATGAATTTACTTGCCCGTTACTCAGACCTGAATGATTTATACATAGAAGCTCAGGCTGATAGTGCTGTAAGAGATAGTGGAATCTGGGGGCAATGGCAAGAAGTCATGGCGGAATCCAAAGAGATTTACTATGACAGGATTAACCAACTCACAGGACAATTAATAATGGGTGAGATAGATACCCGTGAATACAGGGACATGGCTGGTGAAGCTGGGCAAATGTATGGCGTGTCCCTTGAAACCATAGAGAGAGACCCGACTTATTCTGATATTTACAATTACTTCGCCAAGAAAGAGGAAGAGGAAGATAAATATGGATTTCTTGATGATATAGCCATGGCTGAATATAGTTCCCGAATCCTCTTCGCCGAAGATATGGTAGATATAGATGGCAATTATGATTGGGATGAAAGGGATAGAAGGATAAGCGATTTCATTGAGAAGTGGGGGTTAGCTACATACGAAAGAATACTCAAATACTATGAGGAAAAGAAACGCATTGAGGGTCTTAATGAAGTCTGGCTCAGGAAGGCACACGACACGGAGCTTATCGGCAGGGACTACTGGGACTTACCCTGGAAGCCGATTATAGATATATCACTCTCATCTGATGTTCCTGCTCCATACTTACCGCTTTGGCAAACATACATTAGTCTCAAAACAGATGAGGAACGGGAAGCCTTTATAGTAAAACACCCCGATTTTACTAGGGACTGGAGAACGGAATACAGGATTGCCAACTCCAATATAGACGCTATGCTTGCCTTATGGGGTTATGGGGGTAATCTACAATCAGCTGAAGCTTATAACCTTGTAGAAAAATGGGGGGCTGAGTTAGGTATCCCATTGGATCAGATGGGGCTTGGACTACCACCCAGAAATCTTGTAAAGAATTACTTTGAATATAAAGCTATATCTGCCGAGCATGGTGGCAACAGCAGAGAAGCCAAGGGATATAGGTATGATAACCCCGAATTTGATGAATGGGGGCAGGAGAATTGGGGCTGGAAGCCAGCCAGGAAGCCCAAGGAAGAGGCAGAAGAAGGCTACCTTGGCACATTAGAAGACATCTTAGACTAGCCAGTAAATCTTTAATACTGGCGATAAAATAAAAAGGAGGAACACACCGTGGATGAAGAGAAGAAAGCTGATGAAGTAACTACGGATGATAAAAGTTCGGAAGTTACTCCAGCGGTGGCCAAACCTAGTTCACAAAAACCTGAGTTTACCAAGGAGCAGGAGGCGGAGGTTCTGAAGCGAGTTTCAGATGAGCTTGCGAAGAGGGGAGACAAGGCTAAAGACCTAGAAACTAAACTAGGGGATGCGACTAAATTCATTGACACCCTACAGGCAGAGCGACTAGAGGCTTCGGCTAAGAAGTTTGGACTAACTGTAGAGAAACTCAAAGAAGTTGGGATTGAAGACCCCAAGAAGGTTGAGGCCTATGCTACCCTATTTGGCAAGACTGGGGATACGCTGAAGGATGATCCCATACCTGATTCTGGAAAGACAGAGGGAGGTTTATCCGATGAGGCTTTCACAGAAGGCATTGGTTCTGGCAAAATTCCGCTAGACAAGGATGCCATGGCGAGAGCCAAGAAACTCGGAATCACAAGATAAAGGAGAAAATAAATGGCAGCAGGAATGACAATTACTGGTTCTCTTACTGACAGTCTACCTAAAATGCTAGCTTCAGCAAGAATTATCAGGGAGTTTGAGGGCGTTATGCCCCAACTAGTGGATGTGGTTACTCTGGGCGAGGGAGAGGGTTTAGATTGGAACGAAATATCGCTAGCCCAACTTGTCGCTCAGGCAGTACAAGAAACTACAGTACTAAATAATCCGCAGCAATTGGCTGATACTATCTTAACAATCACTCCTACGGTTGTGGCTATACAGACTCGAATTACCGATAGGGTAGCAGCCCGAATATCTAATAATGTTTATGCCAAAATCGGTGCTCTTGCACAGAACGCAATTCAACGCAAGAAGGACGAGGATGGCATTACAGCACTGGATGCTGGCAGTTCTACATCTGACCCTGGGGCTGGTAACACACTAACCAGTGGGCATATTGCTTCAGCTAAATATAACATCTCAAGCAATGTTACTGAGCCTGGCCCTCCACCTTACCGATGTGTCTTACATGGCTTCCAGTTAAAGGACTTATTCGATGAACTAGTGGCTGGTATCGGCACTTACGTGACAATGGAGGGGCCGTCAGCCAGAGTATTTGCTACTGGGTTTAACCTACCCATTGCAGGTGTTGAGGTTTATGAGGATGGCAACATCCCTATAGATGGCTCACTTGATGCAAAGGGTGGTGTCTTTTCCCAGCAAGGAATCATACTGGTTCAGGGCAGAGCACCCAGAGTAGTACTTGTTAGACAGGAGCATATTGGTGGTGGAGCTACAGACGTATTCCATTACGATGAGTATGAATATGGACTCAGGGCTGGAATTGACTGGGTCTTCGAGATGGAGTCTGACGCTACCGCACCCACAAGCTAATGAATAAGAATCGTGAGGTTTGGCAAGAGGCTCACGGTAAAATTCCTAAAGGATGGCTTATTCACTTTCTAAACGGAGATAAGCGGGATACTCGCTTAGAGAATCTTGCTGCGGTTCCCCGCTACCCAGTTCATCTGGGACAAGTAACCGCCCCTTATATCGAAAGGATAAGAAAAATAGAAAGGGAGCTAAAGCTCCTAAAGGAGAAAAACAAATGAGTATAACAGGACAAAGTGGAGTTGGCAAAATCCGTCTTTTCACTGATTGCTGCGGTAATGAGATTGTCGTAACTAATGCTGAAGCTCCAACAACTCCAGGGCATAGCCAGGGACCATTCTCTGTGTTGGGTGATTTGACTCAATCAGATGCAGGTTTGGTATTACTGTCTAAGGCTAATGGATTTGCTAGACTTACTGCATCTGCTGTATCCAATGCTGATGGGTGTGCGTTGGCTACGGAAGTTTCATTCAGCCCTATTTTGAATGGTACATTGATACTTGAGGCTAGGGTTGCACTCCAAGCTATAACGGCAAGGAATATCTTTATTGGGTTTACAGGAGTAATTGCTGACGACGTACTAGAACCATTAACCTGTAGTGGTACGACTGTTACTATTGCTGGTTCTACTTATGTTTCGGTAGGTTTCCTATTTGACAGCCAGATAACGAGGGCTGCGACTGCATCAACGGCATACTGGCTTATGCCCTACTTCCTTACTACAACTGCTACACAAACAGATACAGATATAGAGGCTTCTCAGTTAGTTGTAGCTGGTGAGTGTGATGTACTTCGTGTAGAAGTGGATAATAATGGTGCTGCGAGATGGTACATCAATGGTAAATTAGAACAGTCTATTGGTGCTGGTTTAGCAGCTACGCCTGCTACTAAACTCGGTGCATTGTGTGGAGTTTGGTCCACAGCGTCTACTGAATCTGATTTAGATGTAGACTATCTATTGGTAACAGCAAACCGAGACTGGACTAGGTAAGGAGGACGAAATGGCAATAACAGGACAAAGTGGAGAAGGGATGATTCGCCTCTTTACCGATATGTACGGTAACGAGATTCCTGTCGGGAATACTGAAGCTGCAACAACCCCTGGACACTTTCAGGAAGATTTTTCCGTACTGGGAGACCTATTTGATGGCGATGCTGGACTTGTTCTTTTATCAAAGGCAAGTGGGTATGGTCGCCTTACAGGTACTGATGAGGCTGGTTATGGATGTGCCCTTGCTACAGAAGTTTGCTTTAGCCCTGCCTTAAATGGAACAATCGTTGTAGAAGCTCGTGTTGAACTACAGGTATTGACTGCCCGTAATATCTTTATTGGTCTTACGGGAACAATCGATGACAATATTGTGGAATCATTAACAGCGGGCACGGCAACCATAACAAAGGTTTATCCATCAGTCGGATTTTTGTTTGATAGTCAGCTTTCGTCTCCCTACGATACTATTTGGCATATGCCATATTTACTGGCGACAGACTCAACCCAAACTTCAACAGATGTTGATGCTAGTCAAATTATTGTAGCGGGCGAGAGCGATGTTCTCAGGCTAGAAGTTTTCAGTGATGGAGCCGCAAGGTGGTTTGTTAACGGCAAGTTAGAGCAATCTGTCGGGCCTGGATTAGCTGCCACACCTGGAACTCTACTTGGTGTTGTTTGCGGATGCTTTGGAACAGCCAACACTATTACCGATTTAGATGTGGATTACCTTTTGGTAACAGCCAATAGAGATTGGACTAGATAATTTAGGGGCTTTGGGGGCAAGCCTGAAAGGTAGAAATACCAGCCCCTACTAAAATTCAAGTGCTGCCTTTGCAGCATTTTAGGAGGAAAAACAAAATGTCAATGTGGACTAAAAGCAAAATGCACAGAGGGTGGAAATGGAACCATCACAATGACCAATTGCACTTAGTAGTCAACGGATTTACTCACCTTATATATGGTAACTATGGTGATGAAAAGGTGCAGAATGTCGCAAATATATTTGGTTGTACCCTAGGTACTAAAATGATTCTACCAGATGGTAGGGAATTCCGCCTAGCACAAGCGAGTAGTACAAGCTATTTGCAACCAAGCTACGGTGTTGCTGGCGACCAGACCTTTGTAAACTCTGGCACAGCAGTAGCTACCAGCGCTGCTGGGGCTTACACGGTTACCATGACCACAGAGGAAGATGTAACCGAAAATATGTTTGAGGATGGTTACTTGCTAGTTTCTACTGGTAGTGAAAAATATCCTATGTATAGGATTAAGGAACACCCTGCTGCTAACTCTGCTAGTTGTGTGATAACACTACGTGAGCCACTTACTTTGGGAAAAACTGGGGCTGCTGCCGTCAATTCATCTCAAACAGTTACACTGTTCAGAAACATCTATAAAAGTGTTAGGAGTCCAAGGGCTGAGGGGGCAGTTGGCTTTCTGAAACGCCATTCCTGGATTGGTATTGCCACGCACTGCCCTTCCGTCACAGCCTCATACTATTCTTGGCTTCAAGTTAGTGGTTGGTGTCCTATGAGTGGTTACGATAATATGGGTGCTTCTGAGGATGAACAGCAGACCTATTTCTGGCATGATGGTAGTATCCGTCTATGTACTACTTCAGCTGGCCTAGTGGAGGGTAAGCAAATATGTGGCATTGTGGCGCCATGTTCTCACTCGTCTAAAGGCAATGAAGACCTCCCTGGGGCAACGATACCCGTATGGCTACAGTTACCACAATAAACAATGGATATAGTTAAAGGAACAACTTATGTACGGGGCGATGAGTATTGTATAAATCTAGCTGAAGTAAATCTTGTCGCCCCCAATAAAGAAGGTGGAACTGGCTGGCACAGGTTCCAAATAATTGCTCTATATAGAGATAGGCATTTATGTGTATACCGGGAAGATATGGGTATGACTAAAGACTTTAAGGCTGGTCAGTTCCGAGTAATGGGAGGCGTTGTAGACGGTAATAAAATATATCAAGAACACACAGTAAACGAAGTCAGGGAAATGGCTGATGATATGAGATGGAATAAACAAGCCATTGATGTCAAGGAGCTATTTCAAAACAATGAAATCAAAATAAGCTAGAAGTTTGAGTTAACGGGAATTAGTCATAAGGAGGATAAAGTGACTATAGAGGACACACAAACAAACGAAGCATTAATTGAAGAGATGCTAAGGGATGCTGAGAACGCACCCGAACCTGGCACGCTAGAGAAGGTTATCCACAAGGGGGACGAAGAACAACCTGCCCCGATGACACTGGCCAAACTTGAAAGTGCGGGCTGGGTGTATATCTACGAAACCAAGGACGGGCAGAGAAGCATAGCCAATAAGGGTATGCTACGTCAGTTACTCAAGCTAAAGAATAAGGATGGCACGCCGAGATTCACTGTAAATAAGCCACCCTATGAGCCGAAGAGGGGGACTCTCAAGTGCCTACTTCACGGAGACAATCCTGATAGGGCACACTACAGTGAACTGGGATTGCCCGTTTGTCCAAAGAGTAATATAACTAACCCACTTCAGGTCAAGAGGCATATGCAAAAGCGTCACCCTGTAGAGTGGGCAACCTTAGAACAGGAACGCATAGAAAGGGAACGGCAAGAAGATAAAAGGGAAAGGAAAGAAGACAGGGAACTCCAACACGCCATACTGAAGGCTACAAAGCCCGAACTATATGTAAGCAAGAGGGATAGAGCAAAGGAGGAATAAGCGATGCCAACGGCAGTTGACGCTCTTCGCAAAGAAAGTTCACCCGCTAAGGTCAGAGCTGCCATATCTCAGTGTATAGCTTCAGAAATAAGAGGTGGTAGAGAACGTGACCAAGCCGTAGCTATGTGCTATTCAATGGCACGCAAGAAAACTGGCAAGACCTTAGCACCAAAAGAATAAATAAATAAAGGAGTTAAAAAATGGCTGTAAAAAGAATAGTCACTCCAAATAAATTCATAGGACTTTCAACGGATACAAAGCCCACTATGGCTACTGACTCAAGGGTCAGGGTGGGCGACACCTTCTACGAGACCAATACATTTGATATGTATGTTACTCGTGATGGAACTAACTGGTCATTAAAGACACAAAATGTCACCGTAGTGGATGCAACTGGTATCTCCGCTGCTATGTTCGGTAAGCCCTCTTTGCAATGGCTTAATAAGGGTTCTGCAATATGGTCTAAGGAACACATGATATTCAGTGGATGGACTGCTAAACTTACTGGTGGCTACCAATCAGGTCATGATGACTGGTCAAGAGTTTCCTTCAATGTCAATAGTATGCCACTAAGTCAGTTAGAGTCAATCCTGTATGCCTACCGTATGACCGTAACTGAAACCGTTGGCCCCAATATATCCTTCGATGTCCACAATCCTGATGCCCCCAATCAGTGGGCAGAAATCAGCTATAGTAATGGTGCCCCTGGCATAACCAAGACTTCTGGTTGGAACTACTTTAATCTCCTACCCGCCTCAACTGCGGCACTATTCTGGTTTGGTGATAACATTCTCACATCTGGCATAACGGGCAATGATGGTACAACCGTGGCAACACTGGCGACCTATCAGGCTGATGCCTTCTTTTCAACATCCGTTATTACCAAGATAAACATTGAATGGGGCTATCATAGCACAACCTACTTGGAGCCCGTCTTTATAGGTAAGATTGAGGTAAATGATATTGACATCACTTTGGAACCCTCTGCGGAAGAGCAACTTGATATAGTAAGGGATGATACTGCTAAGGCTTTAACTACTATTCCAACCTGGACTTTTGGTACTCCTACTCTCTTGGCTTCTAACCAAGCCAGCGCTTCGTGGTATAGAGGGCATCAAATAGATGGCACATACCAGAAAGGTGCTACTGGTTGGTTGGCTGCTTTGTATGTTAAACCGGGTGCTGATGCTAGTAGTTTTGCCGAAGTCAATATACCTGTCAACGAATTGCCTGTACCGGAATTTACCGCAGCGATATGGTCATACCTCTTGACTGTATCTGGGATTCCCGCTGTCAGCATGATTATATGGCTACACGACCCAGCGGATATGGACAAACGTTGTGAGGTAACGCAGAGAACTGACCATGCAGACCTAGAGGCTGCTGCTGGATGGAACGCCCACGAGCTTAATACAGATACCGCATATCTATACTACTATGGAGAAAATGTAGGTAGTCCTGGTCCTTGTGTTTCAGCAGGAACGGACTATAAATGGAATCAGTACACAGTTGATTCCGTTTTCTCTACATGGACTATCTACCGTATCTCGTTCTGCTGGGGTTGGTACGGTGACCCAATGCCTGAGGCTTTCTTGGCTGATGTGAAACTCAATGGTGAATTAATTCCGCTTGGCCCAGCAGATGGTAAGCACCAGAGAACAGTTCTCACTACCAAGACCTGTGCTAGTTCTGGGGCGATAGCTGCTGATGATGTTGTATCTGAGAACGGCAGTTCAGGAACCGATTGGGACTTTAAGATGGGGGGTACTGGATATATCACTAGAGCCGTGATAGCAAGTGCTACAAATGCAATAACACCTAGAGGGGTTCTGCAACTCTATACTAAGCCACCTACCTGCACTAAGAATGACAATGCAGCTTCTAACGGCCCCGTTACCGCAGATATACCATATCTTGTGGGAACAGTAGCTTTCCCCGCTATGAGTGATGATGGTACTGGCCATTCTTATTCTGTAGCCACACCAAGCACTTCTGGCAACCTTCCCTTGGCGTTTGATACCCCTATGTTGTATGGGGTGTTAATAACTAAGGATACTGCTACTTGGGGTCAGGCATTGATTAGTATTAGCCTTTCTGCTGATATGCAGGATTAGGAGTAAGTTATGGCTGATAGATTTTTTGTAATGGGGCAGGTCTTCATTGCTGATGGCACAACCACAACCGATAAAGCTGGCAGACAAACCACTGACCAGACTATAACCGTAACTGGCGGAGCAGGAAACTTTACTATATATATGACTCAAGGCATGACGGGAACTGTTACAAGTGGAACTACTGCCATAACTGGTTCTCCTGTTACACTAAATGCAGGGGTCAATACTTTAGTCGCAGATGGGGATGGGGACTGCACAATGGATATAACCATTGGGTCAGCCGCTAATTGGGACTCTGTTCAAAGCTGGTCTGCTGCATCGGGTGGAACGGGTGGTGCGTCTGTTCCTACTTCAAGTGATGACGGGGTATTTGATGCTAACTCCTTTACGGCAGGGTCGCAAACCGTAACAGTAGATGCTACTGCCAGTTGTCTTGATTTGGATTGGACGGGAACCACAAATACACCAGATTTGGCTGGTAGTGCTGACTTATACACAGCGGGTGATGTTACTTATATTGCTGCTATGACCACTACATACAGTGGCCTTCTAAAAATGTATGGGACTATAACATTCACAAGTGCAGGTAAGTTAGGTTCTGCCAACTTACGAGTTATGGGAGCTACATCGTTAGGGGATGCTTTTACCACAACAGGTTATCTCCAAGTATATGGTGGGAAAACCTTGACTACAAATAGCCATAACATAACCTGTGGTGGAGTCCGTTTCAACCAAGTGGCTGCTCATACTATAAACTTAGGTACATCTACTATAACCTGTACCTCTTGGACTATTGATACTGGGGGGACACTTACGGTTACCACTGGGGCATCAACTATAAAAGTAAGTGGGACTGGTGGTTTCAACGGCGGAGGGCAGACCTTCTATAATGTAGAACTCAACGGCACAGCCCATACCATAGCAGGTTCTAATACATTCTCCACCTTAACCCTAAAAGCAGACACAACCCAAACCATAACTTTCACAGATGGGACTACTCAGACTATAACAACCCCAGTATTTACGGGTTCCTCTGGTAAGATAAAGACTCTCACGGGTACGGGCACTGCTGGCTGGACTGTCACAAAGGTAGGTGGTGGTGAAGTGACTTGTGACTATATGAATATAAGTTATGGAGATGGCCAACCACAACAGACGTGGATTGCTGGAGTTAATAGTACAAAGGGTGCTGTTACTACTGACGGCTGGTTGTTTGGAAGGCACTGGGCAGAGAGAAGGTCTGGTTGGCAGATGTTACTAGCGGGGAGGTATTAGATGGCACCAAAAACAAGTGCGAATTTAGTAGATGGAGCAGAACGTATATTAGAAGACGGAACTGCTAATACCATATTTTCTGCCACCGATATAGCTGCCCAACTACAGGACTCCCTTAAAGAACTTTCTGAATACTCCCCTTGGGAGATTATGCAGACCAAACTAATGGAGAGTTCCCATAGACTTGGCGAACAACTCACAGGGAACAAGGGTAGGGAGATAGACATATCCGATATAGAGAACCTGATTGACCTGAAGGTTGAATACCCTGTTGGTAACTTTCCACCCACATTCAGAGATTTCAAGAGATATGGGGGGAAGCTGTATCTTGATATAACCTCCCGCCCTACCCCTGGTCAACAGAATGATTCGGCTGGCGATGCTCAGGAATTAACTGGGACTGTAACCTTGACTTCGGGTTCTAATGCTGTAACTGGAAGCGGAACTGCGTTTACCTCAGAGCTTGAAGTTGGTTACTACATCTCAACAGCTTCGGGTACTAATTGGTATAGGGTAGCCAAAATAACTGACGACACTAATCTAGTCATATCAATAAACTGTGCCACTGCCGACACTGGGGCGGATACTGCTGACTCCACGAGATACTGGTATGAGTATGTCAACCTATGGTGTAAGAAGAATCACTACGTAGAAGCTACCATGACTGATTTCTATGGTGCTATAGACTCTGGCTCTGCAAGTGGTTACGCACAAGATGTTTACAGGATTCACGTTGATGCACTGGTAGGCGTTACTACCGTACCGAAGGATATGCTCTTTTCAATAACGGGTACTCTGGGTATCTACAGAACTACAGAAGCCTCAACACTTTCAGGCGGTGAGGGTGATTTGATAATAGAACCACGCCTTAAAGAAAGGGCTGCCGAGAATACGAGAGTTACTTTCCTTGGTTCTTCCCTTAATCAAAACGAAGAACGGCTCTTGATGGAGTTAGTCGCTGCTAGGAGTGCATTCAACTGGGTTGGAGATGCAAGGACAGCTATTGATACTGCGATTTCAGGTTACGGGTCAGCAAGTTCAGTCTGTGGCAATATGTCTGCTGTTGTAGGGCAGATTGTTACTGATGTAGGACTAATGAAGAGTGTTATCCCTGCCTCCCTTGCGACTGCCAAGACAGCCATTTCAAATGCTTCCAACAAGGTGGGCAGTGCTGCCGCTGCTGCTGCTTTGATTGATAGTGCAATAGGAGACTATACATCGGCCTCCCCGGGGGATACGGCACACGTATCTTTAGGGAATGCTTTTGACCAACTTGACTTTGCGATTACACAAATAGGTGTAATAAAAACCGCAATAGCCACCGAGGATACTTTGATTGACGATGCCCTAGATGCCGTATCTGACCAGATTGGCGTTGCCGTTATAGACCTGACTACTGATTTTGATGGTGTAATCAATACCATAACTACAGGCAAGAATGTAGAACAACTATATATAAGCAAGGCTATGGCTCAACTTTCAATAGCAAGGGCTAAACTTGATGAAGCGAGGGCACTTCAGACACCTGATAAGCATTATGGAGACCTCGCTGCACAAGAGGTTCAGCTTGCAATGGCACAAATCAGGGAGGCACAGGGCTACATCGCATTAGAGAGTACCATTGTAGGTGAGAATGCTGTTGCTGTAAGGTCTCATATCACATCAGCGCAGGGATATATACGGGTAGCCGATGCTTACATTCGGGCTGACGCACAGAACGTAGCTAGTTGGGGACGTGCCATTAGTGCTGAGTTAAGTGGTGTTACGGGGTATGCACGGCTAGCATCTAACTACCTCCAACAGGCAAATACAGCAATAAGAGCCTCCTACTCTATAACTGCTGTAAACAGGTGGGCACAGCTTAAACTTAGGGATACCCTGATGGAGCTTAGAAGGATGCGCAAACCCAGACAGAAATCATATTCTTATCCGAGGGAATAATGAGAGTAATCTCAGATGAACTCTTAGCTGCAATGAAGGGTAATGCCCGCACCCCGTATGTTAAACTGGAATTTACCTCAGCAGATGGGAATACGACAGTTGACTATTCAACCCGTAGGCTGGGGATAGAATTTCACTATGAAGCATATAATGAATACGGCACTATTCTTTTAAGAAACAACGACCTCGGTGTAGCTGATATAAAGGGCTACTGGATTGAGCCTATATTGGGCTATGATGCCTCTGGGGAAGGTGGAAGTGCAACTGAGGGTGGTACTTACCCTACAATGTGGGTCAAGAATATATTTGACATCTCTATGCCTGGGGTGAAGATGAGAGCTCTTGAGCTTGAGGGGATGTGGAAGAACCTAAAGGAAAGGGATTGTAATGTAGGGGATGAAGGCCCGTTCCATCAAGCCACCTATACGGAGACAAGCACGATACATTCAATCATAGGTGTTGTGCTCGCTGATGCAGGGTTTGGGCTTGCGGCTTTAACTTCAGGAAACGATGACGGTTTTATTAACTCGTTCACACCCACATTCAAGATAAACGAACAACCATACGAAACATACCAGCAGGTTATTTACAGGTTAATCATAAGGACAAAGTGCTATCTCCAGACCGAACCTGGGCTGGGGTTGATAGACCCGTATTTCAGGACTGTTTATCCCCAATCTTCTGATTCTGTTAATGAGACATACTATTCTTACCAAGCTCCCTGGTTTGAGGAATGGGCTTATAAGACACAGTTAGTCATTCCTAACCACGTCCACGTCTACTGTGATAAGGACGAAGATGGGAATTTTGGCGACCCGCCTCTCACGGGGCACGCAATAGATCAAGATGAGATAGATAAGTATGGATATGATTGTTACCGCTTTGAACAAGCTGGTGATATACGAACAGGGACAGATGCAAACTTCGTAGCAGAAGCCATACTTGACAGGGCTAAACTGGAAGCTCACGGTGGCCGGTTGTTAATCTTCCATGACCCAAGAGTTG